CCAAGTTGAGGGAGTCTTTAAAAGACAGGAGCCATAACGAAATTTTTCATACTCGTTCTAAACAAAGAATGTGCACTATCATATTTAGCAACATATTCATACCATGGGCGTTGATAACCAAATGTTTGCTCCAATTGATTTGTATCATCATCTCCAACGGCATTCATTGGGCATACCTCCTTATAAGTAATAGGCTGGAAACCTATACGGTCAAATTCCGGTTGATAATGGTCCAACAAACCATTATACGTAAAATCCTTAGGCAATAACTGTGTATAGACAGGCACAGGAGTTACCGTTAACAAGCCAATAATATAAGATTCCTCGTCACAGAATACTTCAATATTATTAGATGTAGAACCATAAACTCCAGCAATACCAGTTTTAGAACCGAGAGCTTCGGCATACTGACCTTGAGAAGATGCACTTTGCTGGTCAACAGTCTGTTCAACGGTGCGCATAGATAACTCACGAGAAAGACCTCCGATAAACTCAGGCATGAGTAATTCGTCAAAACGTATATCAATATCCCAACGACCTTGCATAATCTGTTTATAAGAAAAGCCTTTACGCATGTTAAGTTCCAAGAATTTTTGATAAGCATTAACATATCGAAGAGTTTCAATCGTAAATCCAGAACCTTGCTCAGTAGCAAGAGCAACCAATTCGCTATAAGAATTGATAGCGGTTACAGGAGTTTTTTCTGATACAGGGTCATAATCAACACCAACAAGACGCTCACCATCTTCGGACACTCGATAAGAAACGCCATATTTAGAACCATCTTCGTCGACAAGAACAGTCTGTTTTTGCACAGATAAAGTACCATCTTCAAGGCGAGTAACAACATCACCTACGGTAAGACCAACAAGAGGAGCATTCGGACCTTGTTGAGGATTAGGTACGGCAGTTGTCAGAAAATCACGCTCCCAATTACATTGGTGAAGTTCATACCGCGTTTTATCAGCGCCACCTTTCATAGTAGGCAACCACTTATTGTAAACCGGACGACCATCAACAATAAACGGATTATTTCGTATATCACGATAATAAGCGTTATATACAGATTCGTAAGCACGGAAACGATAAGCAAGCAAACGTCTACGATTAGGATTACCTTCGGTAGCAAACGGATATTTAGTATAAGATACATCTCGTTGAAGAGCATAATACTCGAGAACTACATTAAATGACATGCCAGTAAACTCAATAGGAGCCGAAGTAGTCATACCAGCTAAAACAAGTTTAAAAGAACCTTGAAGTCCTGCTAATTTATTCTTATCAACAGAAGAAATCTGAACACCTACAACATTATCTTTTGATTTAACAATAGTAACAGGAATATCCATATTATACGTATCATCATCATGGAAATGGACAAGAAATCCACTACAGCCTACAAAAACGTCAGCAGAGCCTCCAGTTATAGAAACATTAATACCAACTTGTGAAACATTATCCGGTATTTTCGTAGAAGAAGATGAAGTGCAAAAAAGAACAACTCCTTTATTATTATAATTAAATGCTTTACCACATGTAGCACCAGAAATAGAATTATCGGCACGAAGAAGTTCAATAGCCTCTGAAATAGGAATCTCAGAAAAAAGACGAGAGTTTGGAGCACAAGGTAAGTCCACAAGGGAAACAGCATCCAAATAAGAAGTACCAAATGTAGGTAAACCAAGATAATCGCCAAGTGAACCAGTTTTACACATTTTTTCAAACCGTCCAATATCAGGCAATATATACGGCTCTTCCAAATCATCACGGAAATTAGAAATGAAATCAGAATAATCTTCCCAAAGAGAACGAAGAGTAACCTTAAAGAAATTCAGACGAGCAAACATACGCGTCTGGACAGGGAACACCATAGGCATTAACTCAAGACCAAACTCGGGATTAATACGAAGAGAACCTTTTGCAGGAACAAGCTCACAGAACACAGGAGTAATACGACCAAAATCAGTAGTCAAATTATTCACGTGAGACCAATCAAATGAATTTACGTCAATACGATTATTCACATCAAACGTAGCGTCAAAAACGTTTTGTGCCATTTAAAATTGTGGTTTAATAGTTAATGAATCTACCTTTTGCTGGGTAGTTTGTTGAGAATCCTGTTTTGAATTAGAATTTTTCCAAAACACAGACATAGACGCAGTACAAGACTGTACTGTAAGAGCAGTAATCACACCAATAAGAAATGTGGAAATCAACTGGATAAGTTTAATCCACTGAGAAGGGGTAATCTTCATAATTTCTCTAAAATTAATAAGACATCATAACCTACATTAGCTTCCTGTAATTGCTTACGAAAACGTTCAGCAGTTGAAGGACGGTTAAAAATACCAATATTCACAATAAATTCCTCTTGAAGAGTTTCTCTTTTAATAAACTTTAGAACACCTTTATACATATTAATACATCTGTTTATAAAACAAAACATGAATCACGTTTTGAGTATTAGACAATCGACGAGCATAAATGCGAGCATCATTGATAGTCATTCGGGTTTTCTTCCGATACTCATGCGGTTTCATCTGACCAGATTCAGAATCACGCCAAGCGATTTCAAAAATAAACGTATACTTATTAACCATGACAATACATATTTAATAAAAATTCAGGACATACACCAACAATAAGAGCACCAGACTTAGCACTAAATGTATCAGCAATAGAAATAGCATCCTGCAAAGATTCCGCATCAACAAAAACCTTGTCATAATCAGAAGCTAAATAATAAAAAATAACATACTTCTTCATAACACGTAAATTAAATTAGTATTCCTTTTTCTTACACTACAAAGATAAAGAATCTATTGTTAATAAAATGTTAATCAAATGCTAAATCTAGTTTAAATTTTCTCTTTTCTATAATGTCTATTCATCTTTTCACGAACATCATAAGAAGCTTTTTTAAGATTAAGTTCATCTCTCATAGCCATTCGGGCATTAATAGCAGCTTGTTGCAGAACATTCATTTGTAAGGACTTTTCATGCTTCAAAACTTGAGAAGAATCAAAAAATACAAGAGCAGTAGACAAACAATCGAGAGCATAAGAAAATGCTTTATAATACAAATCCTCGTAAACGGTTTGCGAACAAAACTGAGGAAGATAGTATTTTATAAATGTATCATTTATAATAGTCTTATGTGTATTATAATACGGAGTTTTACCAGTCATACGGACAAGATGAAGATATTCTTCGGGATAAGTGAATTTAAACGGAAGCTTGTATTGCTTATGAAGATAACGAGCAACTTCAAACCAACGAACAGTATCTTTAAAATGTTTAATAAAACTGGGGTCATAACACATAGAAACAGAGGGCATATACTTCATACGATAATAACGAGGTAACATCGTAGTCAAAGATTGTCCAGTATAAATATTAAGTACAGACATATCACAAGTATCAGGATGCTGCTCATAAAACGAGCGAAGCTGTTCAGCATAAGCGGAACCAATACCTCCATTTTTACGAGAAGCGAGCATGAAAGTAGGGTTCATTCCTTCGGGAGCACATTCACGTTTTCCCATGTATTTCATGACATAATTGATACCACCATTGATAACAGGAACACAATAAGCAAAACCAATAGACCTAGTAACAGGTGACCCGTCAGAATTGTACTCACCAGTAGGGCGACGCCAGCAGCTTTCAATGAGCGTAAGGCGCGAGTACGCGGTTTCGAAATTATCAGGGAAATTCCATAATATAATATGATAGTGAGGACGTTTAGACCAATGTCCATATTCAGAAACTGCAATATAGCGAAGATTATGAGAAATACCACGTCTATCCAGTTTGGTACGAAGGCGTTTAAAAAAGAGCTGAATCTCTTCCGGGAATACTCCGTTTTTCGGTAAGTGTTCATTGTTGTAAGTAAGAGTTATAAAATAGGCTTGTTTATTAGAGGTATATGATTCACAGAGAGCACGAAATGACCATTGTTGAGCTTTCTTTTCATTACATAAAGCGCACTTGTTACAAGGAACAATCAAGAACATCGGGAATGTTTCGCCAGTAGCAGGGTTTACAATAGTATATTTATCAATATTGTTCTTATTAACATGATTCTTGTTAACATGGAGCACAGAACCATGGTATATACCAGAAGGCATGGTAAATGTACGGTACTTTTGTATCAACTTAGAGGCATGCGGATGCCAAATTACTTTCGGGTCTTCACAATAGATATTATTCATAACAAATAGTTTTAGCGGACGGAAGCCGCACTTTGGGCAAATCGTAACTTTTCCGGTGGAAATAATCAAAGATTAGAGGGTGTGTCAGTTACTACATACTTATCAAGTTAAGCGGTACGATTTTGGAATAAATCGTGAAAAGCCGGGGGGACACCCGGCTAATCATTAACGGAATCCAATAGGAGACATAGACTTTCCAAGGAAACCACCTTTTTGAAGAGAGGTGGTAGCACCAGCAAATTGACCGACAGCAAACGAGATGCTATTAATCCAAGTTGTAGCAACATTAGTAGCACGTTCAGTTGAATCCCAGTCTTTAGCCTGGTCAAAATTGAATTTAGCATGCTGATTTGAAATATCAATACCAGTCTGCTTATACAATTCAGTCATAGTCTGTTCACCAGCTAACAAACCTTGCTTTTTCATCATATAGGTGGAGGCACTCAAATTCATTACACGAGCCATTTGTGTAGCCATCATATCCTGAATTTCGGCAGCATTAAGAGAAATACGAGAATTACTCTCTTTCATCTCCTGATACGTCTTTTTACACAATAACTCAAATTCCTTAGAACGCAGATACCTGTCAAACTTCAATTGAACTATCTTCTCATCTATCTCACTTTGCTGAGCTTTCATTGTATTAATACGCTCACGAGCTTCGGACATGGCAACATCAATTTCCTGTAGCTTCTTTGCAGCTAATTCAGCCTCAGCATGATTTAATTGTCCAAGTTCATGATTTACATAAATAGTCGAATTGTTAAGCTCAATATCACTTTCGGTACGAGCTTTACGCAGCAAATAGTCAGCCGTAAGCAAACTTTCTTCTGTATCTGCTTTCTTACCTTGAGAATCAGCAAGCCGAGCTTGAGCAGCTTTCAATCCAGTATCAGCAACAATCTGTGCAGTTTGTCCATAAGTATTCGAAGGTATTACATTGAATCGAGGTGTAGGAGCTTGTGCAGGAGCTTCTGGAGCGGTTGCATTTCCTACGTCTCCACGAGAGTACATCAAATCCGGATTTAATCCGGCTTCTTTCAAACGTTGCATCTGGGCAGCAGGTGAATTGTAAGAGTTATTTTTCTCATACATCTGTTCAATCCATGCTTGTTGAGCCAAACGCTCTTCACGAGCAAATTTACTTTCTCGCTCGAAGGCTTCACGAGACGCTTTACGGTTACTTTTATTTCCAAAAAAACTACCAATAGCAGAAATGGCGGCACCACCGATGCCGCCAATTACTGTACCTAGACCGGGAGAAATAGCGGAACCGAGAGCAGCGCCAGTAGCTGCACCTTTTCCAATACCTGCCATAATCAGTTATTTTGAGGGTTAATATACTTATCTC